AATGGGGTTAACTATAAAGAGTTTCTTTTTAGAACATACACCCCAGCAGGAGTTGAAGCAGATGGCCAATTACTTGGTATAAACGGGGCTATGACAAGCGTAATTCTTTACCCATAAATAACAATCTAATATTACAAAGTACCTCTGTTAATTCAGGGGTATTTTTTTTTGCTTATATTTGTTATAAATTAAATTTAATTAAATGAATGATATTCGGAAGATAGCGGTAGGTCCTGATTATAAAGGGGGGGCTATGCACTACGTTGTCGGGCAAGAAGTTTTAAAGGGAACCTACGTAATACACCTTATCAGGTATGACCACAATGAAGACTCGTTTAAGATATGGATTGAGTCTGCATATAAAAAAGAGGTTATGCTGTGGAAGCAGTTTGTTAATATGCCTGTGTCTGTCGAGTATAACATAAACTTCTGATGAGATCACCATACTTATTTATTGCTAAACCCTTAGACAACAGGAGGTACAACAACACTAAAAAAATAGGTGACGTTGATTTTATAACCAGCACCTCTGAAGAGAATCATATGGCATCCAACAGGATAGCTGAGGTTGTGTCTACACCTATAGCATATAACGGACCTATAAAGCCAGGCGACAAACTCCTGGTGCACCACAACGTATTTAAGTTTTACAACGACATGCAGGGAAGGCGAAAAAGTGGAAGGAGTCACTTCATGGACAGCCTATTTTTTGTAGAGCCAGACCAGTTTTATATGTATCACAATGGTGACAGTTGGAATTCCTACGACAGGTATTGTTTCATAAAGCCAGTGCCTACAGAGGACTACTACATATACAAGGCATTGACCGAGGAGCCTCTGGTGGGTGAGGTTAGGTACAGCAACGACTACCTTCGATCTCAAGGAATAGACACAGGAGACAGGGTTACGTTTAAGCCTGAGAGTGAGTATGAGTTTGAGGTGGACGGAGAAAAGCTGTATAGAATGTTTGACCATCAAATAACAATTAAATTATGAGTGACAAGCCCAAAAGAAAAAAACGACCAAGAATCAAATACAATCCAAATGGTACTAGACCCAAAAACTTTAAAGAAGAATATTATTCAGGCAGGAATGAAAGCCGTAGAGCAACTAATAAAGGTGGCTAAGGAAGACATTATAAAGTACGGTGAGGACGAAGATGAGCTTGCGGCAGATAGACTAAAGAATGCTGCAGCCACAAAAAAATTAGCAATATTCGATGCGTTTGATATATTGACTAGGATAGAGAATGAAAAAAATTTAATGGAAATCGAAGAGCGAGGACCAAGTAAACTAGATACAAAACAAGGATTTGCAGAACGAAGGTCTTCATAGTTTATATACGGTTCTGGAAGACTACATCCCGAAAGGGATAGTCAAAAAAAAGAACAGAAACAAGTCGTGGCTTTATGGCTATGACGAGAAGTATGATGTTGTCATCATATCTAAGACTGGTGAGGTCGGGGATGTTTATGACATAAACGGTCTCCGTATAGCCCTACCTAAAAAGCCAGACAGCCTTGATAAAAAAGAAAACAAGTGGCACAGGAGGGACATACCCCGTCAGTTGTCTAAGGTGCAGTCTATATTCCAGTGGAATGAAATGCCTAACACCTTTAAGGCTCAGTGGGTTGACTATATCGAGGATGAGTTTGATAAAAGGGAACAGGGCTATTGGTTTGTAAACAACAGCAAGCCAACGTATATAACTGGATCTCAGTACATGTACCTGCAGTGGACGAAGATTGATGTTGGATACCCAGACTTTAGGGAGGCTAACAGGGTGTTTTATATATTCTGGGAGGCTTGCAAGGCGGACCCTAGGTCGTTTGGAATGATATACCTAAAAATTAGGCGTTCAGGATTTTCGTTTATGGCTTCCGAAGAATGTGCAAACATAGGCACAATATCTAAAAACTCTCGTATAGGAATACTATCAAAGTCAGGTTCTGATGCTAAAAAAATGTTTACGGACAAGGTTGTTCCTATTGTAAAAAACTATCCCTTCTTTTTTAAGCCTGTTCAGGATGGTATGGATAAACCAAAAACGGAGTTAGCGTTTAGGATACCCGCGTCTAAGATTACAAAGAAAAACATGTATCTAATAGACGATGATGAGATGGAGGGTCTTGACACCACGATTGACTGGAAGAACACAGATGACAACTCCTATGATGGAGAAAAACTACTACTACTTGCGCACGATGAAAGCGGTAAGTGGCTTAAGCCTAATAACATACAAAATAACTACCGCGTAACTAAAACCTGTCTCCGTCTTGGTAGAAGAATTATCGGAAAGTGTATGATGGGTTCTACCTCTAATGCTCTTAGTAAGGGTGGTGAGGAGTTTAAAAAATTATATTATGACTCTGACCCTAAAGACAGGAGTGCAAACGGTCAAACAAAGTCAGGTCTTTATTCGTTGTTTATACCTATGGAGTGGAACTTTGAGGGTTACATAGACGACTACGGAATGCCTATGGATGATGTTGTTGAGTACTGGAATAATGAGGTTGATAGTTTGAAGAATGATCCAGACGCGTTGAATGAATTTTACAGGCAGTTTCCTAGAACAGAGTCGCATGCATTTAGGGATGAGAGTAAGCAGTCATTGTTTAACCTTACAAAGATATACCAGCAGATAGACTACAACGACTCTTTGATTCAGGAGCACCATGTAACAAGGGGTTCATTTTCTTGGAAGAACGGAATAAAAGACACAGAGGTTGTTTGGACACCGAACAACAGGGGTAGGTTTTTTCTTGGCTGGATACCTAAAAAAGATTTGCAGAACAGGAAGCGCAAGAACCATACTGGGCAGTGGTTCCCTGCCAACGAGCACATGGGTGCATTTGGATGTGATAGCTATGACATATCAGGTACTGTAGGTGGTGGTGCTTCAAATGGGGCACTACATGGCAGGACTAAGTTTCATATGGATGACGGTCCAAGCAATCAGTTTTTTTTAGAGTATATAGCCAGACCACAAACGGCAGAGATATTTTTTGAGGAGGTGCTAATGGCATGTGTTTTTTATGGAATGCCTATCTTAGTAGAGAACAACAAGCCAAGGCTTTTGTATCACTTTAAAAATAGGGGGTACAGGGGGTATAGCATTAACAGACCTGATAAACTTAAAAACAAGCTGTCTAAGACAGAGAAAGAGCTTGGGGGTATACCTAACTCAAGTGAGGCTGTAAAGCAAGCTCACGCGGCTGCTATTGAGTCTGACATTGAGAGTTACATAGGCTTAATAGGTCCAGATGAAATGGGTTACATGCCTTTCAGTAGAACTTTAGAAGACTGGGCGAAGTTTGATATTAGCAATAGGACGAAGTTTGACGCGTCTATTAGCTCAGGGTTAGCTATAATGGCTTGCCAAAAACACCTTTATCAGCCTGTTAAAAAACAATCAAATATTATTGTTAACTTTGCTAGATATAGCAATAAGGGAAATCGTAGTGAAATAATTAAATAAATGAAAGACGTAAAAATAAATATCTCATCTGCTGGTTTTCCAAGTCAGTTTGTTTCTGATGCAGAAAAGGCTACAGATGAATTTGGATTACAGATAGGTCAAGCTATTCAATATGAGTGGTTTAAGAAAGACACAAGTGGATCTAGGTTTTACAATCAATCAAGAGATTTTTACAGACTCCGTCTTTACGCAAGAGGGGAGCAGTCCGTAGGTAAGTACAAAAACGAACTTGCCGTTGATGGAGACTTAAGCTATTTAAACTTAGACTGGACACCAGTCCCAATTATCCCTAAGTTTGTTGACGTTGTGGTTAACGGAATGAACGACAGGCTGTTTGACGTTAAGGCTTATGCTGAGGATGCAATGTCTCAGGCGCAAAGAAGCAAGTATCAGGACATGATACAGGGTCAAGCGGCAGCAAAAGATATACTACAAATTGTTCAGAAAGAAACAGGCGCAGACCCGTTTATTATGAACCCAGATGACCTCCCACAGACAGACGAGGAGTTAAACCTATACATGCAGCTTAAGTATAAGCCAGCTATAGAAATAGCTGAAGAAGAGGCTATTAACACTGTGTTTGCTGAGAATCATTATAACGACACAAGAAAAAGGATAGACTACGACCTAACAGTTTTGGGTATAGGATGTGCAAAGCATGAGTTCCTACCAGGGGCTGGTGTTGAAATTAAATATGTAGACCCTGCAAACATTGTTTATAGCTACACAGAAGACCCACACTTTAAAGACTGTTTCTATTGGGGTGAGATTAAAACACTTCCAATAACTGAGTTAATGAAAATTGATCAGTCACTTACTAAAGAGGATTTAGAGGAAATATCTAAGTACTCACAAAGTTGGTATGACTACTACAACGAAGCTCAGTTTCACGAAAATGATATTTTTTACAAGGACACCGTTACCCTGATGTATTTTAATTACAAGACCACTAAAAAAGTGGTGTATAAAAAGAAGATACTGGAGAACGGTGGAACAAAGGTAATTGAAAAAGACGACCAGTTTAATCCTCCAGTAGAAATGATGGAAGAGGGAAGGTTTGAGAAGATGGAAAAAACCATAGACGTTTGGTACGAGGGTATCATGGTTATGGGCACAAACATTATTTTAAAGTGGGAGCTTGCCGAAAATATGGTAAGACCTAAGTCAGCACAGCAACACGCGTTGCCAAACTATGTTGCGGTTGCGCCTAGGATGTACAAGGGTTCTATTGAGTCCCTAACAAGGCGTATGATACCATTTGCTGATTTAATACAGATCACACACTTAAAACTACAACAGGTAATATCTAGAGTTGTACCAGATGGTGTATATATTGATGCTGATGGATTAAACGAGGTAGACCTAGGGACTGGTAACGCATACAACCCTGAAGATGCATTGAGGCTATACTTCCAGACGGGTTCTGTTATTGGTAGGAGTTATACCCAGGACGGGGAGTACAACCAAGGGAAGGTTCCTATTAAGGAGTTGCAGTCAAGCTCAGGTGCTAGTAAGACACAGATGCTTATCGCAAACTACAACCACTACCTTGGAATGATAAGACAGGTGACTGGATTAAACGAGGCTAGAGATGCATCGTCCCCTGACCCTAACTCTTTAGTTGGGCTACAAAAGTTGGCGGCATTAAACTCTAACGTAGCGACAAGGCACATACTTGACGCTTCTTTGTATATCTATAGAAGCCTATCTGAGGCTATTACATATAGGGTGGCAGACATTTTACAATACGCTGATTTTAAAGACGACTTTGTTAATTCCATTGGGAAGTACAACGTAAGCATACTAGAGGAAATAAAAGACCTATATATTTATGACTTTGGTATATTTATCGAGATAGCACCAGACGAAGAACAGAAGGCGCAGCTTGAGGCTAACATACAAATGGCTTTGTCTAAGGGTGATATAAACTTAGAGGATGCTATTGATATTAGGGAGATTAAAAACATCAAGCTCGCCAATCAATTACTTAAGGTAAAACGCAAGGCTCTACAGGACCAGCAACAACAACAGGCAATGCAGCAGCAGGCAATGCAGGCGCAGCAGGCGCTGAAGTCTCAAGAGATAAGTTCGCAGCTTATTATGCAGCAGCAACAGGCAGACATACAAGGCAAGATGCAGTTAAAACAGGCAGAAATAGCCTTTGAGATTGAGAAGCAAAACAATGAGGCTCTATTAAAAAGTAAGTTAATGGCTGAAGAGTTTAACTATAACCTACGGTTAAGGGATATGACAGAGAAGGCTTTGTCACAAAGAGAAGACCAAAGAGAGGGCGCAAAATCTAAAAGAATATCTCAAGCTAATACTGAGCAATCAAAACTAATACAGCAAAGAAAAAATAATTTACCACCCGTAAGCTTTGAGTCTAATGAAGACAGTCTTGATGGCTTTGATTTAGCTGAGTTTAACCCAAGGTAATGTCTAAAAACAGTATTATTTTTTTCTTATATTTGTATCAATTAAATTAAATCATATGGAATTCAAAGTAAAAGAAGTAACTGCCGTAGAGGAAAAGTCTGTTCAACAAGTAGAATCAGAACTTTTACAGAAGCATGAAGATAACCTAGAACAGGTTACAGAAGAGATTGAGACCCCAGAGGTTGTTGAGTCTCCTGCTGAATTAAAAGAGGAAGACGTTCTTTCATATATTGGAAAAAGGTATAACAAAGAAATTAGCTCGTTTGACGAGTTAATGAGTGAGCGAGAAACACAGGAGGAACTACCTGAAGATGTTGCCGCTTACTTTAAATACAAAAAAGATACAGGGAGAGGCATCAAAGACTATGTAGAGCTACAAAAAGATTTTGATGAGGTAAACCCTGATTCTTTACTTAAGGATTATTTAGTCGCCACTGAAACTGGTCTTGACGAGGAGGATATTGAAACCATTATGGAAGAATATTCTTTTGACGAAGACCTAGACGATGAGTCAGACATAAAGAAAATTAAGTTAAAGAAGAAAAAAGCTATTGCTAAGGCTAAAAATTACTTTAAGGAAATGCAGGAGAAGTACAAACAACCGCTTGAGTCAAGTGGAACGTCAGCTTCAAATGTATCCGACACAGAAATGGAAGGCTATAAGCAGTACATAGCAGACGCAAAATCTTATGAAGAAGAGACTGCGAGAAAAAAAGAGTTTTACGACTCTAAGACGTTAGAGGTATTTACACCAGAGTTTAAAGGTTTTGAATTCGATGTTGGTGAAGAGACAATAACATTTTCTCCGTCTAGTATAGATGAGTTAAAAAAGAGTGCATTAAATCCTGGTAGTTGGGCAACCAAATACTTAGATGATGATGGGCTTTTAAAAAACTCTAAAGGTTTTCATAGGAGTGTAGCGGTTGCGCAGAATCCTGAAAAATTTGCCAAGTTCTTTTATGAGCAGGGCAAGGCTAATGCAACAGAGGACGTAATGCGTAAGACAAAAAATATAAACATGTCTGAGCGTAGGATGCCTGAAGTTACAAGCAAGGGAGGAACACAGTTTAAGTCTCTAAACAACGAAAGTGGTAAGGGTCTTAAAATTAGAAGTATTAAAAGGAAATAATTAATTTAAAAAAATAGTAAAATTATGGCAGGATCAGTCCAAGCAGCCCCAGGTTTTGATTTGCAACCTAGTTCGCATCAAACCCCGTTGGCATCAAATTATATTACTGACTTCAACTTTTTGAATCAGTACTTACCAGACACATACGAAAAAGAATTCGAGCGTTATGGTAACCGAACAATCTCTTCATTCATTAGAATGGTAGGGGCAGAAATGCCTTCTAACTCAGACCTTATCAAATGGGCAGAGCAGGGAAGATTACACACGAAGTACACAAACTGTGGAGTATTAGCTTCAACAGGGGCGGCAGAGCCAGTATTTCAAATAAACGATGTACTTAACCCTGCAGGGTCAACAGCACAGCCTGGTTCAGGAGCAGTTGTTCAGGTAGCAATTAGAGTAGGTCAAACAGTTGTTGTTGTAAACAACGATGGTTCAGGAGAGTTTAAAGGTATCGTTACGCTTGTTAATCTTGCAAACAACCAGGTAACTATTGCAATGTATGCTGCAGCAGGTTACACAGGTGGTACAGGAGTAGGGAACGCTGACGCAAGCATCTTTATTTATGGTTCTGAGTTTAGAAAAGGAACAAACGGAATGCAAGGTTCTTTAGAGGCTGATGATTTCATCTTCGAGAATTCACCAATTATCATTAAAGATAAGTATGCAGTATCAGGTTCTGATATGGCACAGATCGGATGGATTGAGGTGACTACAGAGAATGGAGCTTCAGGTTACCTATGGTACTTGAAGTCTGAGCATGAAACTCGTTTACGTTACGATGACTACCTTGAAACTGCAATGATTGAAGCAGTTCCTGCTGAAGCAGCTTCAGGAGCATTAACTCAAACTACTTCAGACCAGGTTGGAAACAAAGGTTCTGAGGGTGTATTCTACGTAGTACAAAACAGAGGTAATGTATGGTCAGGTGGAAACCCTAACGCTTTAGGAGATTTTGACAACATCATATCTCGTCTAGATAAGCAAGGTGCTATTGAGGAAAATGTAATTTTCTTAAACAGAGACTTTGGTTTTGACATTGACGATATGTTAGCTGCTCAAAATTCTTACGGTGGTGGTGGTACTTCTTACGGTCTTTTTGACAATGACAAGGAGATGGCACTTAACTTAGGTTTTACAGGATTCCGTAGAGGTTATGACTTCTACAAGACAGACTGGAAATACCTAAACGACCCAACAATGCGTGGAGGTGTAGACGGAACAGGAAGCATCAATGGTTTATTAGTACCTGCAGGTTCAACTACAGTGTATGACCAAATCATGGGTAAAAATGCTAAACGTCCTTTCTTGCACGTTCGTTACAGAGCTTCAGAAACTGAGGACAGACGTTACAAAACTTGGATTACTGGTTCTGCTGGTGGTGCAAAAACATCTGACTTAGATGCGATGGAAGTAAACTTCTTGAGTGAAAGAGCTGTATGTACCCTAGGTGCAAACAACTTCTTTATCTTCCAAGATTAAGTAGCTTAAATATAGAGGTGGCAGAAACCCTAGAAGGGATGCCACCTCTTTTTTATAAATTAAATTCAAATTATATCTAATGAAAAAAAATGTCCAATTAGTAGACAAGGTCTACAAGTTAACAAGGAACGCAGCGCCTTTATCTTTCATGCTTGCAACAAGACACACTAGAAGATTCCCATTACTTTGGTTAGACGAAGAGGAAGGGGTTCAAAGAGCTTTACGTTATGCTAGAAACCAGAAATCACCTTTTGAAGATGAGCAGGATGGTAACGCAATACTAGAGCCAATTATTTTTGAGGATGGTTTCCTAAGGGTTCCTAAATCAAACCAAATACTACAAAGGTTTTTATCTTTACACCCACACAATGGATCAAAGTTTAAAGAGCTTGACAACTCTAAGGAGGCAAAAGAAATTGTTGAAAATATTAATATAGAGGTTGATGCGATGATCGAGGCACGTTCTTTATCTATAGTTCAGCTTGAAACTCTAACTAGGGTTTTATTTTCTAAAGACCCTTCTAAGATTAGTACAGACGAAATGAAGAGGGATATATTGGTTTATGCTAGGAGAGACCCGCACGAGTTTATGGCTATCATAAATGACCCTGTATTAAAGCTTCATGCAACCGTACATAAATTTTTTGAGGAAGGTCTTATTAAGTTTAGAAACAAACAAAAAGAAGTCTGGTTTAATACCAAGACAAACAAAACAAGGCTTTGTACTATACCATATGGCGAAGACCCTATATATATTATCTCATCATTCTTTCAGTCTGATGATGGTGTAGATGCTTTAAAGCACCTAGAAAACCTGTTGGATTTATAGTTAGGTTTAGTAATATCAAAAGGAGGGGTCAAATTTATGACCTCTTTTTTTTTTAACTATATTTGTGTAAATAATAGTTAGGATGATAAACGATATTCGGAACACAGTTTTAGCCGTATTAAATAAAAACAATTACGGATATATCTCTCCACAGGATTTTAATTTATACGCACAACAGGCTCAGATGGATTTGTTTGAGGACTACTTCTATGCTTATAACTATCAGGTAAATAAAGAAAACCAAAGGACATCAGGTACAGGATATGCTGACCTAAAAAAAGGGTATGTTGAGGTGATTGATTTTTTCTCAGTAACATCAAGCCTAACACCAGCACCAACAATTCTTTTAGCAAACAAGTATTTTTTACCATCTCTTTTAACTACAGGGTCTGACTATTATCAAATAAACAAAATATTTATAGGCGGCACAGAGTTGGAAAGGGTTGAGCAAAGTAAAATTTTATTACTTAACAGCTCTCCTTTAACCGCCCCTTCTACAATGTTCCCTGCGTACACCACAGAGGGTAATATTGCCACAGTATACCCTGCACTTACTGCGCCTATACCCGATGTAGTTAGTCAGTACATAAGGTATCCTAAGGCGCCTAAATGGACCTACGTAGATTTAGGTACAAATAGTGAGCCTGTTTTTGACCAAACGCAGCCAGACTACCAGGACTTTGAATTGTTCCCAGACGATGCTACAGACTTAACGATGAAAATTTTGCAGTACGCGGGGGTTTCTATAAGAGAGGCATCGGTTGTTCAATACGCAGGAGCTAAAGAGGCTGCTGAAACTAATAGCGAGAAATAGATATGTCATACATTAGCCAATACGAATACTACGAAAATGGAGGTAATGCGCCTGAAAATGAAAACTGGGGTTCATACCAGTACGTATCGTTAAAAGATATAGTTGTAAACTACCAGTTGATGTACTCAGGAAATCATTCGTTAGTAAATAATGAGGAGAGGTACAAGATACTGTTCCATGCTAAGAGGGCAATCCAGGAGTTAAACTATGACGCTTTTAAGGAAATAAAAGTATTGCAGCTAACTGTATGTGAAGACCTTAGGTTTATTCTTCCTTCTGACTATGTGAATTGGGTTAGGATATCTTACTATCAAAATGGTGTTATAAGACCAATGGTAGAAAACATCCAGGTAAACTCCGCACAGGCTTACCTGCAGGACAATAACTGCAACATACTTTTTGATCAAAACGGTGGTGTATTAAAGCCTGAGTTTTCCCCGTTAGACTTTGACAGGATAACGGCACAACAGCCGAGTATATATCTAAACACCCTAAGCCCCTACAATGGTTTGCTTGGATATGAGTTTGAAGGTCTTTGGTACTTTAATTTTGCGGTAGGTGCTAGGTATGGCTTAAACACTGAAACAGCAAACGCCAACCCAACATTTAGGATAGACAAAAAAGCAGGTGTAATAAACTTTGATTCTACCATGGCAAACAATAGCTGTATCTTGGAGTATGTTTCAGACGGTATGGAGAATGGTATTGATTCGGATGTTACGGTAAACAAATTATTTGAGGACTATGTATACGCTTACATTAGTTATCAAATATTAAACTCTAAGCTAGGGGTTCAGGAGTATGTGGTCAACAGGTCTAGAAAAGCCAAGACAGCCCTCCTAAGGAACGCAAAAATAAGATTAAGCAATATACACCCAGGAAGATTGTTGATGAGTCTAAGGGGAAGAGATAAGTGGATAAAGTAATATGGCTACATTTCAAAGAAATTTTATACAGGGTAAAATGAATAAATCCGTTGACGAGAGACTCGTGCCAAACGGACAATATATTGATGCAGTAAACGTAAGGCTAGGCTCTTCTGAGTCTTCTGAGATAGGTGCTGTTGAAAACTCTAAGGGAAACACAAAACTAACATCTTTGTCTTACCTGGGTCAGCCATTAAGTGATAGTGCTAGATGTATTGGTGCTTTTGAAGATGGCGCAAACGAAACAATATACTGGTTTATACACGACTCAAACTTTGGGTCTACAAGCCCGACAGGAAAAATAGATTTAATTGTCTCGTTTAATATTACAACTAGCATACTGGTATACCATGTAATAAGTGTCGCAAACAGTAGCGTATTGTCTGACAAAACTGTTTTAAATTTTAATGATAAATACCTAATAACGGGCATAAACCTTGTTGATGGCTTGCTGTTCTTTACAGACAACTACAACCCGCCTAGGTTTATAAATGTAAGTAGAAAATATTCAAACCCATCGGGGACACCTTTAGTAGATGGGGGCGGCAACGCTGTTTTATTGGAAGAGTCGTTGCTGGTTATAAAAAAACCACCATATAGTGCGCCTAGTATTGAGTTGACCACAACCTCTGGGGGTGATGAAAACTATTTAGAAGAACGTTTTATATGTTTCGCTTACAGGTATGAATACCAGGATGACGAATACTCTGCAACCTCACAGTTTTCAGATGCGGCATTTAGCCAAAAACCATTTCTTTTTAGTACAGAGGCTTACTTAAATGATGGCGCTGTAAACAGGTTTAATACGGCTATTATCACATACAACTCTGGCGGTCCTTTGGTTACATCTATAGAGCTGTTGTTTAAAGACAGTGATGGTACTGTTGTCAAGGTTATAGAAAAGTTGAATAAATCTAATCTAGGTTTAGCAGACAACACTGAGTATACATACAACTTTAGGAATAGTAAAATATTTACAATACTTCCAGAGGCTGAACTACTTAGGCTTTATGACAATGTCCCTTTATTAGCACAAGCTCAGACACTTATGGGTAACAGGCTAATGTATGGCAACTACATTGAAAACTATAACCTTTTAGATAGTAACAATTCACCTGTAAGGTTTGAGTTTGAGACTAAACTTATAACTGAACTAATAGGATTTAAAGAATTGGAAGACTCTAAAGATGATGTTAGCTATAACTTTGGTTCATCAGTAACCGTTACAGGTGCACAGCTTGTGTTTGACCTTACGGATATCGAGCTAAAGGCAGGTTCTCTTATATCTATTGACGCCTCCTTTTCTCACAGCTCATTTGCAGGAAACACACCCACAGAGCAGACGCAGGAAACCGAGGCTGTATTTGGGTATACACTAAACCAAGATTTTAACAGCGTATATGATCTTGCCACAAGTGTAGACTTCCAAGAAAAAATAGGTATTGGCGGGTCTGGTGGTAACATAAAGCCAGTTTATGACTCTGACCCCTTGGTAGAAACGTCTTGTGATGGAACAACATTTACAGATTTAGTTAACTGTAATATACCAACAACTTTAGATTCAAACGAACCCACCACATGGACAAAGTATGAAAGTGGAATATCTGCAGCGAATCAGTCTATAAGGATTATAACATCTCCAGGTTCTAATAAAATAGGACTAGAGATTGTTGCTGTTAGAAGGGTTGATGATGTGGCGACACCAACACAAAGTGCTTACGAATACTTTAATTGGAATATAGCAGAGGTTACCTTTCAGCAAATAAGTGACACAAAAAGCCTTCACAGTAACAGGGATTACGAGACAGCTATCATTTACATGGATGAGTTCAATAGGTCTACAACAGCTTTAGTTAGTCCTAACAACAGTGAACACATACCTTGCGGGGATTCTGATAAAAAAAATTACATTCAGGTAAGTATACCGACTACACAAAAACCTCCGTTCTGGGCAACAAAGTATAAGTTTGCTATTAAGCCTAGTGCTGAAACGTATGAGACTATTTATACAAACATATTTTTTGCAGACCCACTAACTAATGACACCTATTTTTTGCTAGAGGGGGAGAATCAAAGGAAGGTTGAGACAGGCGATAGGTATATTGTAAAGGCGGACACAAGTGGTCCTTTGCTTAAGTGCGCATATGCAACCGTTTTAGAAAAGGAGGCTAAGGAAGCTGACTTTTTAGAAATCCCTCCTACGGTAGGAGATCCTCCAGTTGATGTTAAATTACCTGCAGGAACATACATGAAAATGAAAGCACAAAACTTTTCCACTGCTCTAGGTGAGAAACCAGTAATCGCACCAGGTAAGCAGAACCAGACTGCATATGTTGGTGGTTTATTTCCTATTTTGCCCTACGTAGGATTTGGTGATAGAAACGATGATGGGTCATACACAAACTATGACATCCCTGCAGGAAGTAGGATTGCTTTAAACTTTGATTTTTCAAGGAGAGGAACAGGGGATGGTAATAGAAAGTGTGAGAAAAGGATATACAGGCTTGATGCTTCGTTAACCGCGTCTAAAGATTATAACAACATCATTGACTGGTTTAATGGGGATAATGTACAGGAAATTTTAAATACAGGTCAGGCAGATATTGGTGACGGTGGTACTGTTGATAATGAATACATACCTACTACTACAAATAATATTGATTTTGGTTTTTATGGTATTACACCTGACTTAGGTATTAACTACTACAGGTGGTATCAAAATTCAATTACAAACGAAATACGTTTTATTGCTTCTGGTACTGCTGCGTGTAGTGGTAGCGGAAGAAAAAGACGTTCTGCTGTAGAAATGACATGGACAATTTTTAGGGCTGAAAACACACTTGTTTTTGAAACAGAGCCAACTGATGCGCAGCCAGATGTATGGTACGAGGGGTCACAGGTTTTTGATATCGTAAAGGAAGGTTGTTTGTTTGACATTGCTGTTAACACAGTAGAACCAGTAGCCATCGCTTTTGAGTATACCCTACAGGGGGTACAGGAGCAGTTAGTTGTTAACCCTGGGGAGTCAATACAAAACATAAACGGTGACTGCGGTTCGATGACAACATCTGCTTCTACTCCACCAAACAATCCATCAAACATTACAATAACATCCACAGCGGTAGATAATGTACATTTAGGAAACGTTCAGTCACAGACTCTAACGCAGCCTGCTATTATAGACACATCTTTCTTTAACTGCTTTGCTTTTGGAAATGGTGTAGAGAGTTATAAAATTAGAGACTCAATTATTGGTAGACCACTGCTTTTAGGTAACAGGGTTACAACAACATCATCTGAGGATTACAGGCAGGCTGATCGTTTTGCGGATATTACATACAGTGGTATATACAACGATGAAAGTAATGTAAACAAGCTGAACGAGTTTAACTTAGGCTTGTTGAACTTCAAAAGAACCGAAGAGTCTTTTGGACCAATACAAAAATTGTTTGGTAGAAGCACTGACGTATTAACGCTTCAGGAGGATAAAATATCTTACGTACTTGCAGGTAAAAATTTATTGTCTGATGCCGCTGTTGGTGGTGCTATAACGTCTGTTCCAGAGGTTCTTGGTACTCAGATAGCTAGGCTTGAAGAGTTTGGTATAAGTTTTAATCCAGAAAGTTTTGCGGTTTATGGCGCTGATAAATATTTTACGGACCAAAAGCGTGGTGTTTTAATTCAATTAAAGGGTAGCGCTTATTCTAATGAGCAGTTAAATGTTATTTCCCAGTCTGGAATGCGTTCATGGTTTAGGGATAAGTTTATAGCATCTCCAAACAATCAAAAGCTAGGAGGATATGATCCGTATATGGATGAGTTTGTTTTATCTTTAAATGATAGGCTACTTCCTATGGAAGAGGTGTGTACCGACTGTGGGGTAAACCAATTCTTTATACATAAAGAAAATGAAGAAGGAAAATTATTTTGTTTCGATGTTGGTCAACTGGTTGGAGACGTGTTGATTGATATAAATTTAAGTAATTTTTCTGGCGGTCAGTTTAATGTTGTAGTAACATACAACACGTTATCTAGTATTGTTCCATTAACTAATGGGTCAAATACCATTACTGTAAATAAAAGCCAGGTATTAATAGACAGGGTAGAGATTTTCTTTCAAGGCGGTAATAATAATGCGGATGTGGAGTTTATAGTTAACTGTCCAGCGGCAGATAACATACAAATATTTCAGGTGTGTGTTTCAGATAATATAGACGCAGGTAAGTTTATACATAACGAGTATAGATGGATTGATGGAGACTTTGTTTCTCCGTTACACCAAGACCAAATAGAACTATCTAATTCAAATACCTCACCTATTGTTTCGCAGTATGCGTTTGTTTCAGGACCGCAGGGGGCTGGCATTATTCCTGCAGATGGCGCAGATGTTTCTATTATATCAAACAAAATTGCCCCTACAGACACCTTTGTTTTTAATAAATCAATGAGTTTTAGGTACTTAAGAACCAGTACATTATATGCAAACACGCCTGCTTCAATTCAAAACCTACTAAACGCATCAATAGATTTAGGTTTTAATGGATCTGATCCAACATACTTCTCTAACTTTACAATGCCTTCAGGAAACTCAGGTGATTACCTGTATTTAATATACGACTATAGAAAGCCTGTGTTGGTAGATTTATGTTACTCAACCGTAAACAATGTAGACTCATGCTGTGGATGCGATTAAATATAAATAACTATGAAATATACAAATAGCTGGAAAGCAAATGCTAAAAAAGCAAACAAAATTAACGTTATTGTTAGGTTAGGTAAGCTAACTTTTATTAACTTTAGTCTTAAGCTAGGCGGAGAAAAAAAGTTTGTTTTAACTGTCTTAAACTTTACAATAAAAAATTAGTATGGCAACATCAGGAACTTATTATTTAAACGGACCAAGTCTTGCGACAGCAACACAAGTCTTTACAGATTCCGATTTAACAACGTGCGCGCCAGACGGATGGTATTCTGACGGTACAATATCAAGGCAGCTACTAAACTGCGTATTATTGCCCCAACAAACATGCGCGGATTGTTCTGAGGAGGGATTGTTTACGTCAGACGCTCCAGCTATAAATTGTTCAGACTGGTGTCAGCCTACAAACAACTTTGCTATAACGACAGCATGTTCTTTTCAGAGTGGTAACGGATCAGGTTCTAGCCCTTTGACAGATATAACAGTAGGAGACGTGCTTGTTGGTGTTGCCGTAGATGATGGATGGTATGGGTTTTGCAAGACCGCTTCTAGTACTGGTAATGTAGGGAGTAAGCTTCCTATTGCTGATTACTTGGTTATAAACATAGTAAGCAATACGGTGACGGGTACCATAAAACAATGTGGTTGTAATACATGCACCCCAGGAAATAATAACTGTGAAGACCTTTAAATAAATTATGGAAAACTATACGCTAACATATGACGATGGGGTAAAAGGATTCCCATCTTTCTATACCTTTTATCCTGACTGGATGATTGGCATGAACAACTACTTTTATACATTTAAGGGTGGAAATATTTACAGGCACAACACCAGTGAAGTAAGGAACAACTACTATGGTGTAGACTACGCATCTATACTGACTGGAGTGTTTAACGATGAGCCTTTGCAGAATAAAATATTTAAAACCATAGCTCTTGAGTCTGATGACTCATGGACTGTTTCGGCTAACAGTGACCAACAGACTGGTAACTTTATTGATGCAGATGACTTTATTTTAAAAGAGGGTGGATACTTTGGTTACCTTAGGGCTGAAAATTCAGAGCCTGCGAGCATAACCCAATACCCCTTAAGGTCTGCTAATGGCATAGGAAGTAATGTATCGGTTAACACACTTTCTCCAAACGCTGTTGTGGTTAACTTTAGCATAAACCCGTTTATAAGTACAGGCTCTATTTTAAGTGTTGGAGATTTATTGTACACTAAAACTCCATTGCTACAGAACGCAACATTAATTGGGGAGGTGACAAGCAAGGTTGAGGACATACAGAACGGTGACAACTACCTTGTTGTGGATACCACCATTACCGACTCAGGGGGCACCCCTATTGGTAACCTACCGCCTGCAGTACCTATATATTACTTCTTTATAAAGAACGCTACTGCGGAGTCTCATGGTATTACTGGTCATTACAATGTTTTTACATTGACAAACAACAACACAAAGGCTGTGGAACTGTTTGCTGTTGAATCAGAAGTTATGAAATCATTTCCTTAAAATTTGTATCTTTGAAGTAATGTTAGAAGAAAAGTTGTCTTTAGAGGTGTTAAGAAATATTCCACAGGGTACAGGAATGTTGTGGGAAAAAATTGAAGAGTTTAAAAAACAACTTGGTTCTATTGAAGGAACTATGAAACATAATTCTGGTGAAGAGCAGAGCAATGAAATGAAGGATGTGTTCCCTTTAAAACAACACCTTTCAAACGGTCTGTATACCAGGGAGATATTTATGCCTAAAGGAAGTTTTGTTGTGTCTATGGTACATAAACAAAATCATCCATCTTTTCTGTTGAGTGGTAGGGTTTCTTACTTAACTGACCAGGGGTTGGTGGAGACTATTAGTGCACCACATGTTATACAAACACAGGAAGGCGCTCAGAGGGTGTTATTCATACATGAAGACACAGATTGGTGTTGTGTATACAGGACAGACGCAAAAACATTTGAAGAGGCAGAGGCGGATGTTTACGCAGATAGTTATAAGGAGTTGCCTCAAGAAATAATTAAAAAAAGAAAATTATGGCAGGAATAGCAATAGCAGGTTTAGCGCTATCGGCAATAGGTATGGGCGCGTCATTTGCACAGGCGGCAAAACAAAGGCGTGCTCAGGAGGATGCAGAGGCTAATGCCGCAGAGGCTATGGCAGCTGCAAGAAAAAAATTAGAGGTAAACTACTTAGATGCCTTAGCCGTACAAAAGGAACCTTACGAACTAGAACGTGAGGCTTTACTGGTTGCAGGTGCACAGGGTGTTGATGCTTCAAGAGAGTCTGAACGTGGTGCAGCGGCTGGTGTCGGAAGGATACAGTTAGCCCAGCAAAAAGGTCAGCAGGGTATACGCACCGCAATGGGTCAGGAGATGACCGCATTGGACAAGGCAGCAGCGGCAGAGGAGTCTAGGCTTCGTGACGTTGGTGTTCAGCTAGACCTGGGTGAGGTTGCAGGCGCGCAGATGGCATCAGCAGATGCAGGTCAGGCAGCAGCGGCAGCACAGACACAGGGGTTTCAGCAGCTTGCATCGTTTGGTGCACAGGCAGCAGGGGCTGCAAACTTATACTCAAAAAGCCCAGAGGTAAGGGCGTCTAATAAAGCATATAGGCAAGCTAATAGGGCTGGTAAAGCTGATTACATGAAAGCTAATCCAGACACAGGTTTCTTAGGAATAGGAACTGGATATAGACAAGCGTCAGGGGCTACAGGAAGGCAGGGTGTTTTAAATCAGTCAACATTTGATCAAACTATAGCAGGCAATAAAGACTTTATAAATCAGTTTAATGCGGCTCAAGGAAAACAGGGCGTTGTGTTTGATGAAAAACAGTTTTTAAGTAACCCACAGGCTTTTATAAACAGGGGTAGTGTGCAACAACAGGAGCTGTTTCAAAATGCATTGTATGGAACCTCAGTTAATCCTATAGAAGATGGGGTTTTAGGTGGTGAAGAGGGGATAGAAAATAGGTTTATATCAGGTGAATTACCTTTTTTAACATATTAACAAAGAAAAAATAAATGGCAACATATTATAAGTACGCAGACAGGGAGGCAAGTTCTCAGGTAAACTGGGCAGAAATCACAACCAACATGGTTGACTCTTTGAATGAGGCACAGGCTATTAGAGAGGCTAAGAGGAAGGCTATTGATGATGCCACTGCAGAACTGGGTACAACGCTATCAGAAGCTCCACAGGGAGACCATAAGGGACTAAATGAGTTTGCCATGACCTACGCTAACAACGCGCAGCAGATGCGCTTAATGCAGGACAAACTTTTAAAATCTGGTCAGTTAAAGCTAAGGGACTACAACATTGGTCGCGCAAACCTTACCGAGGGTACCACACAGCTATTTAACCTGGGTAAGAAGTACCAGAAGGCGTATGGAGACAGAATGAAAAACTTTGAGATAGGGGAAAACTCTTTGTTAGATGCGGACATGATGGGCAGGCTTGAAACCTTTGCAAACTTCTCAAACCATGAAGCGTATATAAACCCAACAAACGGACAGGTTAGCGTGGGTAAACTAATAGATAAGGAGATAGACGGAAAGACGGTAAGGACTATGGACAGAACACCTGGAAGTTTTACGACAGTCCAGCAGTTAAACTTTTCTTTGTCTCAGGAAATAAAGAAGTACAAGCTTGATGGTCTTGATGCTGAGGTAGGTAAGTTTGCTAAAAATTATGTAGAAACATTTGGACCTAACTTTTCTATTGATGATGTTAGGCAAATGCCTGAGTATGAGAAGATGGTAGACGACATGGTACGAGGACAGGTGCAGATTCCTAATGGTGTGGGTAGCATACTCAAGGACTATGTGGGTGGCTATAACACCGTTTTTAATAAAGAAGACCAAGACGAAAATTCTATACTTATGATAGAAGACCCACAGCAGCCAGGATCTGGAAAGATGGTTATGGATGTCACAAGCGAGATGGGCAAGAAGCAACAAAAAAAGGCAGAAGAGTTTTTAAGGAGGCATATAGACAAGCAGTTAAGCCGTAAGGAAACTAAGACTGAGGCTAGTGCCTCAAGCATATACTCAGGTAAAAAAGTTAAAGACGACACACTGGCAATGACTAATATAGGAGACCTATACTTTGCTAAAACTCAGGGAGAGGTAAACGCAGCGGCAAGTTTCTTAGAGGGTATGTCAGGTAATCAGGTTAAGTCTATACAGAAAACAAAAATTGGTAAAGACTACTCTATAGAGGTTATATTTGATGACGGAACTACAGGCTCTTATCCCCTTACTGTAGATGAAGTGCCAGTTGATCCATTAACATTTGTTCAGTCAATTTCTTCATCACTTGTACCTGGAATGAAAGACATAGACCAGGTCATAAAAAGAACTAAAAATTTGACAGGTAAAACAATTGAAGACTTCCAAAAAAATGTAGGAGGTTTTGAAAGAAAGGATGCACCTAAGAAAGAAAAAATAGACCCTGTATTATCCAGGGAGGTATACTTAGAAAACTTAAAAGGCACAACTAAAGATGGTGAAGAAATTTTATTAAAAGACTTTAACGATACAGAGGAGGTGTTCTTTGATGCGTTTGAAGGTTTGTTTGACCAGTTAAATTTAACCATAGAACAGGCTGATGTCACAGGCGATGTAATAAAAATAATAGATTCTGAAGGCAAAGAACTTACTAGAATTTCTACCCAATATAAAAACTCTGGAGGTAAGTTTATTAAGTTCCTTAAGGGGTACCTTAAAAATGAAAAAGGAGGTATACTTGAAGATCTTTTAAACCAAGGGGTTATACCGAAAATGGTAAAAGGTAAAGCAGCTACTCCAAAAGATGAGGAAAGACCACAGGGTACAACCTGTCCTGAAGGTAAAACATACGATGCTATTACAAAAACATGTATATAAATAAACTATGACTGATAGAAAATTTAAAGCACCAGACGGACAAGAATATGATGAATTATTTTTAGTCGAAAGATATGGTCAGGAAAAGTTTAATTCTTTTATTGCCGACAACACCTTTGAAGAAATATCAATGGGCGGAGAAACAGTTTTAGATGAAGACGAATTTACCGCACCTGATGGTAAAAAATATTCTCAGTCATTTTTAATAGACCGATATGGTCAGGACCAGTTTGAATCCTTTATCGAAGATGGTACGTTTAAAAAAAAAGATGTTACCGATTCAGGCTCTTTGGATGGCATGTCAGAATCTCAAGAATCTGATTTTAAAACCCCTGACAGTTTAGGTATGTACCCCACACAGGAAGAGGCAGACACTGCCTTTCAAGAAAACCTTCAAAGACTTAAAGAACTAAAGCAGGCTCAGGAACAAAGAGAGTCAGACAGACAGGGGCGATTTACTCAAACAGATGAAGAGGCTTTATCTACACTACAGAAAAAAGAACTGGAGGATAAAAAACAGTTTCTTGATACACAGAAAAAAGAATACGAAGACGCACAAAAATCTAGTGACTTTCAAAACGAACTTTCTACAATAGACGCAGAGCTTACGTTTAAAGAACAAAACGAGGTGTCTTCAATACTAAATAAAAAGTTTGGTAGGTATGGATTTATTGCGACACCTGCTGGGCAATATGGTAGAGATGTAGTAATAGTTAAAACCTTAGATGGTAACGAAAGAATTGTTTTAGAGGTTGATAATTTTACCTTTGATGGAAGTGGTGAGCCTACCTCTAAAATATTAAAAGACTTTATTAACAGCAACGCAAGGAGTATTGATGACCGAACCCAGGTTCAAACTGAAGATGATTTAAAAATAGAGGATGAATTAAACAAGGCTTACAGGGCACGCGAAATAAGACCTGTGGCAATGGTTAATAATGATGGGTCAGAGTCTACCGTAAAGTTTATGTCTTTTGAGGAGGATGGCAAATATTATGTTGCCCCAACCTTGTTTCCTAAAGAGCCAGATAGTCCAACTTCAAAACCCAGTGACTGGTTTGAGTTAGACATGAATGAGTCTATCATGTTAGCTAAACAAAGAGGTGAGGTATTTCAGTTTGATACTGAGGAAGAGGCTCAGAAATTTGCTGAAGGAAGCTGGAAGAATATAAGCAGCTCTGATGCTGAGGCAGATAAGTTTTATGCAGACAGGGGTCTAGATTATTTCACAAGCAGAAGGGCTTATGACGACTACCAGGATCTAACTGAAGAGATAGACTTTATTGAAGAAACCTTTACGGGTGAGGGTTATGAACAACAGTATGAGGAGTCTCTTTCTAAAGAGGATAAAGAACAGTTTGGAGATTTATATGTAAACGGGAAGATAAGGTCAGATGCTAGGGGGTATGTAGAAATATTAAAAGAAAAAAGGGATAGTCTTTCTTCCTTTACAATGATGGACGACCAACAGGTTAAGGCTAGGGAAGACTTTGACGAATACCTTACAGACAGAATTCAAAAGACAGCTACTGTTGCTGCTGAGTCAAACAGGGATGCTAATATCGCGCAAAAAAATATAGAAGCTAGTATAAAAAACAACCTCGGAATAAACGCTGATGAGTTACTAAACTACGTACCTTTAAATAAACGTGAAGAAGTATTAAAAGATAAATACACGCAAGACCTTGTCACTGTTAGTGTTGCAAAAGAACAGGCTGCAGCAAAGTATGAGGTGGCAAAAACTTTTTACAATAAAAAGGTTAACAAGTCCCTTCAGGGTGAATATGTTGACAACCTGGAAGGTTTTAATACCGCTGTAGGTAATGGATATAAAAGGGGTCAGGCCATGGAGGTAATCCTTGCTATGACTTTAGGTATTGAAGACTTAGGTATTTTAAACGCCACCAACAGTAAAGAAGAAAACGCAAAGCTTATATCAAAGTATTTAGGGTCACAGTCACCCAATCTTAGCCGTGTAAGTGCTAGATATGCCTCGGCAAACACAGGCGCAGAGGTTGCAGATGTAATCCTTGACAATCCCTTAGAGTGGATGACCACATTAGCAGGAGAATCACTGAGTCAGCTATTACCTTATGGTGTTAAACTAATACCTACGTTTGCTGCAACAGGAACAGTTACTGGTGCAGTAGCAGGTAGTATAGCCCCTGGTGTAGGTACTTTATCTGGTGGATTAACAGGCTTAGGGTATGGTGCTAGAACAGGTTTTGCTGCAACAAGCTTTGCGATGGAGTACACAAACTCTGTATTAGATGGTTTACAAAAATATGATTACAACTACCTTGACCCTAAACAGGTAGAAAAAGGTATGGAAGACCAAAGGGTATGGGACTATGCCAATGATGTAGGGGTAAAAAGGGGTGCAATTATAGGTGCGGTAGATTTCCTGTCTTCTGGTTTAGCAGGTAGGGTGTTTAAGCCTGCATCAAAGCTTGCCTCAAGGGGTACAAGAATAGGTTTGTTTGCTGCTGAACGTGCTATATATGACCCTGCCGCAGAAGGATTTGGAGAATACCTGGCACAGATAGGTTCTGGACAGGAGGTAGACTTTAAAGAGATACTTGCTGAGATGGGTGGTGCTGGTGGAAACAATGTGTCCATGGCGGGCTATAATATAATGATGGATACCAGGAGAAATACCAATTTAAAGCTGGCAGACTTTTTAGCAAATGATTTATCTGGTATGGTTAATGACAACGCCAGTGATAGCCGTGTTTCTAACTGGGCAAACAACATGTTGAAGCTTGGAAAAATCAATGATGACCAGGCACAAAGGATACAAGAAAATGTAGGTATAAGGAGACAGATAAACGAACTGCTAAATGTAAGTAAGGCTGCGGTTTTATCATCACCACAAACAAAAAAAGTTAGGGCAAGGTTAGCTGAGTTGATAGATGCAAGGAATCAACTTACCCAGTCAACAAATACAAAAGAAATATTTAGAAAAAAAATAAGCGACATAAACGCAGAGATTGCAGAGATTGCTGAGACTAACAAAATACCTGAGCAACAAAAAATAGATGCTGAGGGTAATGTCGTAGGCACGGGTGTTAACCTCAATAGTATATTAGGGAAGACTGAAAGAAAAAAGGCGGCCAAGTATGTATGGGCTGGTAAGATGTTAACCAAAGATAAATTCTTAAAAAAACTAGACAAACTAACCAGTACGCAGTTTAAAAGAATGGGTAGCACAACAGTAGTTGGTGACCCTGAAATTGCCGCTAAACTAAAATCCAAAATAAATGCCATTCAAAAGCCAAGCACAGAGGGCGTGGATGTATCTCAACAAGCCGCAGATAGCGAAGCGTTGGGAGAAAGAGACACCCAAATCGAAACCACTCCCGAAGAGGTTGCGCAAGTCGAAGATGAGGTTGAAACGCAAAAAGCGATAACAATTTCACCAACACCAGTTGAGGCAAGTGAAGCTATTACAGAAACTTTTACACCTGATGCAGTTGTAGAAAATGTAATAGTAGAGGAGACTCAAGAACCCACAGGTGTTCAGATTATTACTAAGCCAGACAATACATTTGCAGTTGTTGAAAATGATGTTGTTGTTGAAGACAACATTGAGACTAAAGAGATGGCATTAGATGTAGCAAACAAAACCGCTCCAGTCGTTAGTGTTGAAACACAAACAGAGGTAGAAACTAAACCAGCACCTATTCTTCTCAAGCCGTTAAAGAAACATAAAATTGCGTTTAAAAACAATACCTTAGAAGAAACAGATAGACGAGGGATTATTGCGTATGCATTAGATAAAAAATTAAACGGCAAGAAACTAACCGCGTTTGAAAATACTATTATAAATGCATCTAATCAGGAGACTGTAATTGACATACGAATACTTCTTGAAGATGTTAAAACAAAACAAAAAACACGTCAAGAATTTGATCAAGAGGTTGCTGACTTACAGGCGTTTATTAATCAAGCAAACCCACAGTTTCAACTATCAACAAAAGCTACTCCTGAAGAAAAAAAGCAAGCCCTTGAAGATGAGGCTATAAGGTTAATGGAAGGCTTTGAAGAGGAAGAAATGGCAGCCGTTTCATTGTCTGTGAAGAAACTAAAACAAACTAAAGAAAAAATGCCTGAAGCTTTTTGGACCGTGTCTAAGGTAGAAGACGAAGGTGGTCTTATCCCTGTAGATGTTGAGGGTGGATCAGGTTTTGTGGATAGTGAGGGTGACATCAAGGGGGTGTATAAGTTTGAGGAGGCTATTAAAAACAAGGTAAAAGGAGTTGCTGACAAGATATTAAAAAAAGCAGTTGACCTTGGAGGTATTAAGCTAGACAACTTTGACAACTACCTTACAGACATATATGAGCGTAATGGTTTTAGGGTTGTTTCTAGGACACCATTCAATGAAGAGTATGCACCAAAAGGCTGGAACAAAGAGACTGACGGGACACCTGATGTCATTGCAATGGTATATGACCCAGACAATGTAATAGATATTGAAGAGAAGACCTTCTCTGATCCAGACACAGGTTATGACCAGATGATAGCATACAGAGACTCTGTGATACAAGAAGCCAAGAACAAAGCCATCCCCAGTATAGTTCCTATAACTATAAAAGAGGGAACTAAGTTTGCTGAAAAGGTAAAGCGCATGGGTTTATTTGAGCTGATAGGAAAGAAGATAAACCTAGTGATGGCAGACCAGCTTATTGCTAACGACAGGTTTATGGGTGGACCAATGTTTCCATACATGGAAAAGTTATTTGGTAAGGTTGCATGGGCATCTATAACAGAGACTGCTGCTAAGGCAATTATTAAAGGTGCTATCAAGTCAGACTATACTGTTGTATTTAATATGAGTCCTACTGCAATCATAGGTAACGAGGCATTCAATCAAAATATTTTAGAAGGCCTAGATGAAGAACAACAAAAAGAATTGTTTTCTGAAATACAAAGTTACGTTGCTGCACAAAAAAAGAATTTATTTAAAAAGGAGGCTTCTGAGGCTACAACATTAAAAGAGTTTTTTGATTCTATAAATGAATCGTCATCTACCAAAAGAAAAGAATTTTTTGATGCTATCCTACCTACTACTAAAAAGAAATCAAGTACAGACATAGGAATATTTTTAGAGAAAATAGGCCTTACCATGGAGAAGTTAACGGCTGATGTGGCTCAAGACTTTGTTGCTGATTTACCTGTCGGTGCATTAACTACTGTGCTTGAGGTTACAGATAAAAACGGAAACAGGGTTACAGAAGAAACTGCAGATGAAGCGCTTATAGGTCCAAAGGACCAGAAGAAGGAAGGGCTGCCTAAACATCCTAACTACCCATGGTTTATTAGGGGTAGGGCTGTTGCTATACTTAAAGAAACCACCCCGTTTTGGAACATGGTTGACAGGGTAATGGATGTTATAGATAAAAAAATAACAGGTGTTATCAGAAAGAAATCAGGCAAGACGGTTGAAGGTGAAAAGGTATCTGCCACAAGAAGGTTTACAGCCAAGGAGGCACTTAATGACGCATACTATCAGGCTCAGTTAAACGCTGATAAGCTATACCAAATTACCAATCCAAAGTTTTCAGAGTACTCTGAGTTTATAAACCTAATAAAAAGATCATTCCCAGGTGTAGAGGTTATTGATAGCCAAGAAGGTTTTGATAATTTACTATCAAATCCTGATGTTGTTGCATTAACAACAAAGGGACAGAGAGACCAGTCCAAGGTTTACGGTGCGGTGTTTGAGGGTAAGTTATACCTAAACCCTGCTGCTGCCAACCTGAATACACCCATACATGAGTTTGGTCATATATGGAATAACATTGCCAAGCAACAAAGGCCAGAGCTTTATAAAAAAGGTTTAGAGCTTATAGAGGCTGACAAAACATATGTTTCTCAGATTGAAAACAGTCCAGAATATAAGAGGGTAATTAAACAGATGAAGAAGGAGGGTAGGACTGAACAAGAGATTCGTGAGTTTATTTTAGAGGAGGCATTAGCCACTGCCATTGGTGACAAGGGTGAATCATTTGCTAATGCAGCGGTAAAGGCTGACTTTAAAAATTGGTTGAAGAAATTATATAGATTTGTAAAATCAATGGTAGGTTTGTCTCAGTATACTGATGAGCAAATACAAGACATAACACTTGACGAATTTTTACAAGGGGTTGTGGTTGATTTACTTTCAGGAGAACAGGTGTTTAAGGATGCTCAAGTCAAGGAGTTTCCTGGTCAGCTTCAGTTGATGACAGGAATAAGTCTTGATGAAACATCTATGACCACTATTATATCTGCAGGTAGAGAGCAAGGAT